CAGAACGAGGTCGAAGAGTTCCCCTCCGGCTACGAGGTGGAGCCGGAGGCGATGGCGGAAATCAAAGCTCGGGCTTGCAATCTGCAAACCGGATGCTTCCGTCTCCTCGACCGCACTCTCTCGAACGTCTTCCGCATCCTCGAAGAGAGCGGCGGTTACCGGATTACCCTCAAGACCATTGAGCAAGCGTCCTCTATGATGATGCTGTAGAGGGGGTGGGGACAATGAAAATGAGAAAGCAGCGGTGCATGGGCCTCGTGCTCGTGCTCCTGTCCCTGCTGGTGGTGAAGATGGCATCTACAGGCACAACGCCGGAGGACAGCGACGCAACCGTCGCCGTGCTGCTGGGCCCGCTGGGTATCTATATGATGGTCACAAAGCAATATATCCTTTACGACGGCGAGGAGGTAAACTCCGAGCCCAACACGGAAGAAGAACAGAAAGGAGTCAAACAATGGCAAGAAAGAGAATTACAGAGACCCCGGCGATCAAGAGCTGGGAGGAGGTTGACACAGCACTCCGGGAGATCGCCGAGGCAGAGCTCACACTGGGAGACATTGAGGCGGAGCTGAACCGTCAGATCATCGGAGCGAAGAAGGTCGCCGAGCAGGAAAGCAAACCCTACGCTGACCGCATCTCTAAGCTCGAGAGGGACATCAAGGAGTTTGTCACCGATCACCGTGACGAGCTGGGCAAAGCCAAGAGCCGGAGCCTCAACTTCGGCGAGGTGGGCTTCCGTCTCTCTACGACAATCTCCGTGCCGAAAGCAAAGGAGAAAGTCGCCGAGATTGTCCGCCGCCTCAAGGCAAGACAGATGACGGACTGCATTATCGTCGAGGAGAAGATCAGCAAGGAAGCTCTCCGCAAATACGGCGAGGACACGGTCAACGCCGTCGGAGCCACATGGAAACAGAAGGACACCTTCGGTTACGAGGTATTCAAGGACAAGGTTGAGCGCACCAGCTCCCCCGGCCTTTAAGGAGGCCGGGGCGTGAAAGTAGACATCTTCACCACGAGCAATAGGTATCGGGTTATTTATGCCGATCCTCCGTGGAGGTTCGGCAGCAAGGAGCCCACTGGAAAGCGGGGGGGGGTACTGATTACAAGCCCCTTGAGATGGTCTATCCGACCGTACCAACCCGCACCATGAAGGAGTGGGATGTCGGGCGGATTGCAGCAGAAGACGCCGCCCTCTTCATGTGGGCGACCGATGCCCACATCGAGGACGCCCTCGATCTCTTTGAGGCGTGGGGCTTCCGGTATGTGACCGTCGCTTTCGTCTGGTCAAAGAAGACCATCAACGGAAAGAATGTCCAAAACCTCGCCCCGTGGACGCTCAAGAACTGCGAGCTTTGTCTCTTCGGGACACGGGGGAGGATGGCACAGTATAAACAGAAGAACAATGTCCCGCAGCTTGTGGAGGCCGTGAGAGGCCGACACAGCGAAAAGCCCGAGGAGGTGCGGCGGCGCATTGAGCAGCTCTTCGGGGATGTTCCTCGGATTGAGCTCTTTGCCCGCCGCTACGCTCCGGGCTGGGACTGCTGGGGAAATGAGGTGTAAGGAATGGCAGCAAGAAACACGGGAGGCAGGAACCCCGCCTCCATTCGGACACTCTGGGCGATCGCAAAGTCACCGGAGCTGGGACTCACAGACGAAGACCTTCACGCCGTCGTCTATCGTGAGACGGGAAAGGAGAGCATGAAGAAGCTCTCACATGGCGAGATCAACGCCGTTGCCCGAGTCCTCCAAAATATGAAGGACGGCGTGGAGCGTGACACGAAGGCGAAGCGGATCGATGAGGGCGGCAACGCCCAGACCGAAAAGCAGCGCCGCAAGATCTACGCCCTATGCGACGAGCTGGGATGGAATGACGACCCTCGCCGGCTGGCGGGCTTTGTCAAGAGAGTTACACAGGTTGACCGGGCAGAATGGCTTACCATCGCCCAGTGCAACAAGGTTATTGAGGGGCTCAAGGGCATCCTTGCACGGCAGCGCAAGAAGGAGGTAGTGAGTAATGGCAGCAAAGAAAAAGCGGCTCACGCAGCGGGAAAAGGCCGAGAGAGCACGGATCAAGAAGAAGCTCCAAGAAGACGGAGTTCTTCCGCCGGACAAGCCGAGGCTCAACCGCAAGAAGTTCGCCCGTGAGGTTCTTGCGCAGTTCGGGGCTATGGACGCATACAGCGCCGACCTTTATCTTCGCCAAGCGATCGGCTGCATGGTGTCGCCCGATATGAACAGAGTCACAGAGGAGGAGGTCGGCGTCCTCAAGCTCCTCAAAATAGCGGTCGAGAGCGAGAGGTTTGCAAAAGCCCTCAAAGCGGAAGGACGCAGTCAGTACACGATAGGAGAATACATCGAAAAAGTCATTCTCCCGATTTTGAAATTATAGGAGGTTTAGAACAATGGACAACAAAAATGAGAAAACTATCACGCAGGAAGTCAACACCGCCCCGGTACAGGAGCCGGAGCTGAACGAAGTTGACGGAGATCCGATTTTTCATGCAGACGAGGAGGAGGGCGACGACAATGAGTAAAGTCAAGATTTGCGTTGATGCCGGACACGTCGGCAGCAATTACAATCAGAGCCCAGTCGTGAAGACCTACTTCGAGAGTGAAGCGATGTGGAAGCTCCACCTTCTGCTCAAAGCGGAGCTCAAGAAGAAGGGCTTCGAGGTCATCACCACCAGAGCAAAGCAAGAGAAAGACCTCGGCGTCTACCAGCGAGGCACAGCGGCGAAGGGGTGCGATGTGTTCCTATCTTTGCACTCGAACGCTTGCGGCACGGAGAGCGTTGACTATCCGGTCGTTTATCGAGCCTATGACAATCTCAACAAGGTCAACGACCTCGCTCTCGCTATCGCTAAGAAGATCGGGCAGCTCATAGGTACGGAACAGGCGGGAAAAACTGCCATTCGGAAGAATGATAGCGGCGGCGAATACTACGGCGTTATGAGAGGAGCTCGAGCCGTGGGTGTCCCGCTGTATATGCTGATCGAGCACAGCTTCCACACCAACAAGAAAGCGACGCTCTGGCTCTCCAAGGAGGAAAACCTCAAGCGTCTCGCCGTTGCCGAGGCCGAGCTGCTGGCGGCACACTTCAAGATGGAGACAAAGCCGGAGAGCAAGGAGGAGGGCAAGGTGGAAATCATGGGCACGGCAGAGGCTACAGCGGAACAGATGGCTCTCTATTGCCGCAGCAAGAACGTCGCTCCGAAGCTGACGAGCTGCACCCTTGAGGAGCTGGCGCAGATGTTCCTTGAGGAAGGCAAGGCCGAGGGCATCCGTGGAGACATTGCGTTCGCCCAGAGCCTCAAGGAGACGGGATTTTTCAAGTATGGCGGCATCGTGCTCCCGTCGCAGAACAATTACGCCGGGATCGGCGCTCTCAACGGAAATGGCAAAGGCGAGGCTGCAACCTTCCCGACTCCTCGCATCGGCGTCCGGGCACAGATCCAGCACCTCAAGGCATACGCATCGAAGAAAGCCCTTGTCAATCCTTGTGTAGACCCTCGTTTTCATCTCGTGACCCGAGGCTCCGCTCCTTATGTGGAGTGGCTGGGCGCAGCGGATAACCCCAACGGGAAAGGCTGGGCCGTACCGGGCAAGGGCTACGGTAAGAGTGTCCTCGAACTGCTGGATGCTATCAAGGCCACAAAACCCCCTCAGAAGCCGCAGGTGCCGCCCGAAGAGAAACCCGAGGACAATATTCCGAAGTGGCAAAAAGAAGGCTTTAACGCTCTCGTAGAGGCTGGCGTCATCAACACGCCGGAATACTGGGAGAAGAAACTCACGCAGCCGATCACGGTCGGCGAGGCGCTGGGCATCCTCGGGAGAGTTTACGGTATGCTCAACAAATAATCAAAGGAGGGCGTAAGGATGGACAACCTTGTAAAAGGGTTAAAGATCGAGATGCTCCCCGAGAACTACAGAGCAATCGCCGAAGCTATCGGGACAGAGAACTTTGTCAAGCTGGCGGAAGTTGTCGGTGGTGCAACGCTGTACATACCGAAGCCGGAGAGCCTCGTTCGACCAGTCCGAGACGCCCAGATCAAAGAAGAGTTCAACGGGTATAATCACATGGAGCTCTCCAAGAAATACGGTGTCACGGAGCGATGGGTTCGGCAGCTTTGCGGAGCCGGAAGGCTTGAGGGGCAATTAGAACTTTTCGATCTTTTCGACCAAGAAGAAGATAACTAAATAAGCGGTTTTTCTCAGAAGTGCTACATATATTAACTTCTCTGAAAATGCCTTATCCTAAGAGTATGAGCGATAGCTCATACTCTTATTTTTATTACCAGAAGGAGGACGACAAAATGGAAAGTATTCAGACAATGGCGAGTGAGCTGCTGGTGAACCTTGCGCTCGGAGTTCTCACCCTGCTCGGGGCTTATGCGATGTACTACATCCGCATCGGCGTCAGCATGGCGAAAATGAAGACAGCGGCGATCAAGGACGAGGCGACCCGCAAGCTGCTCAACGACGCCCTTGACGACGTCGAGAGTCTTGCGACGGTATCCGTGTCCGCAATGGAACAGACCACGGCGAAGGCGCTCAGAGACGCAGTCAAAGCCGGAACAGTTGACCGTGAGGAGCTGCTCAAGCTGGGAAAGGAAGTTTTTGAGGACGTTAAGAAGTCCATTACCCCGGAGGCTCAGAGGGTTATCACGGAGAACCTCGGCAGCTTTGACGACTACCTCATCAAGTGCATTGAGGACGCTGTTCGCAAGGTGAAGCAGGAAGACCCCTATATCACCCTCGACAGGGAACTGCTTGAGTCCGGCTCTGTTGTAACCGAGTAAGGAGGGATGCTTATGGACGTCACGCAAATTACTACCATCATCGGGGCCTCGGCCTCTTTGCTCTGTACCCTCGTCGTGGGAGCGCTGACGTTCTTCATCAAGAAGACGCTCACCACGCTCGAGGAGGCCGACAAGAAAAACGCAACACAGATCGAGAAGGTGGAGGAGAAGCTCAACGACCTCAAAGCCGACCTCCCCCTTCTCTATGTCACAAGGGAAGATTACATCCGCATCATGAACCGAGTTGAAGACAAGCTCGACCAGCTTCTCTATGGTGCGGGCAAAGGGAAGGAGGAATAAACAGCTATGGCTTTTATGGACGAAGCACAGGAGCAGGAAGTCGGTAAGAACAAGGCAATTCGGGGCTACATCATCCGGGCCCTGGCAAAAGGCAGCCAGAACGCCCTACTTGTGCGTCAGATCACGAACGCACTCGTTGGCGACGGCCTTATCTTTTCCCCCGACATCTCGAAGCACCTCGAGTATTTGGAGGAGGCGGGCTATATTGCCTTCACCGGGCGCACGGCAAACGCCTATAACGCCTACCGCCGAGACGCCGTTATCAAGTTGACAAGGAGGGGCGTCGATCTGGTGGAGGGCACGATCGACGACCCCGGCGTCGATGTCTAAGGGCGAACGCCGCCGGACTCGGGTGAGCTCCACGGTCGATAAGCTCCCGGATGATATTAAGGCGCAGCTCGACCTAAAGCTCACTGACACGGCGAACACCTACGAGGAGCTCGCCCTCTGGCTCAAGGAAGAGGGGCACACCATCAGCAAGAGCGCAATCGGGCGCTATGCTATCCGATCCAATCAAGCAGCCCAGCGTGTCGCTGAAACCTTGCAGCGGACGCAAGCGATCGCCCAAGCGGTCGAGTCCCACCCGGATCTCGACTACACAAAGGCGGCGTCTATGGTGCTCATGGATGGCCTTATGCAGCGAGTAAGCACGGCAGAGGACGATTTTGCCGAGATGCCGCTGGATAAGGCAGGGCGACTCATTGCGAGTCTGGCCCGCAACGCCACCTATGAGAAACGAGTCCGGCAGGACATGAAGAAGAAAGCGGAGCTCGCCTTCGATCAGATGGAAGTTGAGCTCATGGCAGCAATTAAGCAGCACCCAGAACTCACCGAGGAACTCCGTGACGTTCTGGCTCGTGCAAGGGAGAAGGTGGTCACAGATGGCGAAGATTGACCTTGAGGACTACATTGAGAAGCTGGACGAACCGGAAGACCGTGAAGCGGTGGCGAACCGTGAGTATCAGCGGCAGATCTTCGAGCAGTATGTCACCAGCGGCGACAACTTCCCCGAACGTCGGGCACAGCTCCTCCGGGACTACAAGACCGGGAAAGAGCTGACCGGGCCGAAGGGGTTACGCCGGAAGCTCGGAGCGATCGACCTCGAATACTTCGGCAGGGCCTACCTTGCTCACTACTTCGTGAGAAAGTCTCCGGTCTTTCACGGCGAACTTGATCGGATATGGAGAGAGGGCGTCATGAAGGGGCTCGACCCCACGGAGTCGGCGAAGGAGATCAACCGGGCGGACGGATGCCGTAGAGCAATCGAAGCGCCCCGTGGTCATGCCAAGAGTACGACCTTTACCTTTAAGGACGATCTTCACGCCGCAGTATACGCCTATAAGCATTACATTCTCATTCTCTCCGATAGCTCCGAACAGGCCGAGGGCTTCCTCGCAGATCTAAAAACAGAGCTTGAAGAGAACGCTGCCTTGAAGGAAGACTTCGGGGAACTCGAGGGCAAGGTTTGGAAAGCATCGGTCATACTCCTCTCAAACGGAGTGAAAATCGAAGCGATCGGCTCCGGCAAGAAAATCCGTGGACGTCGTCACAAGCAATGGCGTCCCGATCTCATCGTCTGCGACGACCTCGAAAATGACGAGAACGTCAACACCCCAGACCAGCGGAAGAAGCTGAGAAACTGGTATTACAAGGCGGTCTCAAAGTGCGGCGATACCTACACCGACATCGTGTATATTGGGACGCTGCTTCACTTCGACGCTCTGCTTGCCAACGTCGCCAAGAACCCAAGCTATAAAACTTCGGTTTATCGTGGCGTTATCAGCTTTGCCGAGAACGTGGAGCTCTGGGACGCATGGGAGAGGATCTTCACCGATCTCGCCAACGACGCACGGCAGGAAGACGCCGAGGAGTTCTTCAAAGCAAACCGAGAGGAAATGTTAGAAGGAACCGCCGTTCTCTGGGAAGAGAAGCTCTCCTACTATGATCTCATGGTTATCCGCATATCCGAGGGCGAGGCGAGCTTTAACAGTGAGATACAAAACGATCCAATCGACCCGGAGAGCTGCACCTTCCAAGAGGAATGGTTCGACTTCTACGATGACGACGGAAAGACCATCCCGGACTTCTCCGACCCTCGCTTCATGTTCTTTGGTGCAAATGACCCGTCTCTCGGCAAGAATAAAAAGTCGGACACGAGCTCCATTTTTGCAATAGCCAAGGACACGAAGACGGGCTTCCTCTATATCCTCATTGCAGATGTCGAAAAGCGCAAGCCGGACAAAATAATTGAGGATGCGCTGGAAGCGAGTCGCCGCCTCAAACGGGACTACAAGCGGCCCTATTATCAGTTCGGCGTCGAAACGGTTCAATTTCAATATTATTTTGCCGAGATCATGCGGCAGCGCTCGGCAGAGGCGGGCGAGTATCTTCCGATCGTTGAGATCAACTCGACCCAGAATAAGGACGCCCGTATTCAGAGCTTGCAGCCGTTCGTCAAAAACGGCTATATCAAGTTCAGCAAGAAGCACAAGACGCTTTATAAGCAAATGACCGAGTATCCGATGGGTAAGAACGATGACGCCCCGGACGGTTTGCAAATGGCGGTGAAGCTGGCCCTCGACTGCAAGGTCGGACGAAAAGCAGAGTACCGCTCAGTTATAGCTCGAACCCTCGGCTTTAAGCGAGGAGCCTATTAAGGAGGTGGGGCACAATGGCAAAGAAGAAGAAAAACAAAGCGCAGAGTCAAGCTCTGCAAACTCCGTTGCTCCGTAGTCCGAAGATTGAAGAAATTGCCGTCGCTCAAGTGACGGACAAGTTCAGCGAATACCCCAGCAACGGACTCACACCTGTCAAGCTGGCGGAGATCTTCCGAGAGGCGGACTCCGGCGATGTGATGCGGCAGATGGAGCTATTCGAGGAGCTGGAAGAAAAAGACCCGCACCTCTTTTCTCAGCTCCAAACCCGGAAGAACGCCGTCACAGGGCTTGACTTTGAGATCATCCCCTTTGACAGCGACGACGACCGGGACAAGGAGATCGCCGAGTTTGTGGAGAGTCAGCTCGGCAGCCTCGAGAATATTGAGGATATTATGATCGACCTTTTGGACGCTATCGGCAAGGGTTTCGCAGTATCTGAAATTATGTGGGGCTACGATGAGGGGCACGTTGTTGTGAACGACATACGCTCCCGACATCAAAAGCGGTTTTTCTGGGACTCGCTGGACGACTCCTTTAAGGTGCGGACAGAGGCAGCACCGGAGGGAACGCTGCTCCCGGACAGTAAGTTTATTGTTCACAGGTACAAAGCCCGAAGTGGTCATCCGTCAAGAGCTGGCGTCCTCCGTGTCGTGTCGTGGATGTACCTCTTTAAGAACTACGACCTCAAGGACTGGGTAGCCTTCGCTGAGGTGTACGGTATGCCGCTCCGTTTAGGCAAGTACCAACCGGGGGCGAGCGAGGACGACAAGGTCGCTCTCATGCAAGCGCTCATTCAGATCGGCGCAGACGCAGCGGGTATTATACCGGACGGCACAACGATTGAGTTTATCACAACAGAGAAGGCGTCAAGCACAGACTTGTATGAAAAGCTCGCTCGTTATTGCGATGAGCAAATATCAAAGGCGATCCTCGGGCAGACGTTGACATCCGACTCGGGCGGCGGCAGCTATGCTCAGAGCAAAACCCACAACGAAGTCCGGCACGACCTCACAGTCGCCGACTGCAAGGCACTCGCCTCCACCCTTCGGCGTGACCTTATCCGCCCGCTGGTCATCTTCAATTTTGGGGAAGATAAGCGCATCCCGTATCTTCGCTTCGATTGTGAAGAGTCGGGGGATCTTGAACAGACGGCGAACATACTCGGGACGCTGATTAAAGAAGTTGGGCTCAAGGTTCCAACGTCGTATATCTATAAAAAATTCTCCATCCCGAAGCCGGAAGGCGGCGAAGAGATCGCAGCTCCGGCAGCTCCCCAGCTCGGGCTCCCATTCAAGGCAGAACCTCCGGCCCGGTTTATTCTCAAGGACACGCAGGAGACGGGGCACGGCACACAGGAGCACATTGACCGCATGGCGGACGCAGCACTCAAACAGGGTGCGGGTGTATTTAAGAAAGCCTTCGGCCCAGTTCTCAAATTAGTTGAGAAAGCTGAGAGCCTCGAACAGCTTCGGGAAATGATGGAGGACGACAAGGCGGTCGCCGAGTTATATGCTTCGATGGATGTGTCGGAGGCGGAGGAACTGCTTCAAAAGGTGATGCTTTACGCAGACCTTGAGGGGCGGGTGAATGGTCAATGATAGACATTGAGGCTCTACTTGCACGGAAAGACATGACCTTCGAGGAGGCCGTGGACTACTTCAAAGAGCGTGTTCCTGTCACAGCTTCGCAGTTCTACAAAATAGCGGAGGAGTACCGATCCCTCGCCTTTACCGTCAGCGGCTACACCTCGGTGCAGATCCTTAAGCGGTTCTATGAAGAAATTCTTGCAGCACTGGAAGAGGGAAATACCCTTCAAGAGTTCCGGGCGAATATGAACGACTTCTTAGAAACGGAAGGGTACGAGGGTATAACGCCGCTACAAGCGGATAACATCTTTCGCACCAACATACAGACGGCCTACAATGTCGGGCACTATGAGCAGATGTCAGATCCCGCTGTCAAGGAGCTCCGCCCCTATTGGGAATACGACGCAGTACAGGACACGCACACCCGGCGCAGTCATCTCGCAATGGATGGCAGGGTATTCCCCGCCGACTCTCCCGTCTGGGACACATGGTTCCCGCCTAACGGGTTTAGATGCCGCTGCACAGTACGCAGCCTATCGAAAAGACAAGTTGAGCAACGGGGGCTAAAGGTCGAAACGGAAGTTCCGAGATCGGCGACACTCGCCGATGGGCGCTTCGTGAGCATCATGCCCGACCCCATGTTTAATACCAACCCGGCGAAAGTGAGGTTCAAGCCGAACCTTGAAGGCTACCCCGAGCCTCTCCGCAGGGCGTACGAAAAGAGGCAAAAGGCAAAATGACGCCACAAGCCCCACAGAAGCCCTTAGAACGACGCAACGCCTCGGGAGTGTAATTCTTCGGGGCGGAGATATAGGTGGCGTTATCACGCAGATTAACGCCGTTACAGGGCAAATCAAAAGCACATGGAAGGAGGACAACGCAAAATGAAGGGATTTTACATCCTAAAGGGAGGCGAGGTCGATGTAGGAGAGGCCCCGGAGGTTATCTCCATTCTTCCACTCGGGCACGTTAAGAGCTCGAAGGGAGAGTTCGAGGTTGACGCCGAAAGTCTTGAGGCTATGAAACAAGGGATCGCCCAGCGTGGCGTCGATCTGGTGGTCGATTATGAACACCAGACGCTCAAGGGGGTACAGGCTCCCGCTGCTGGCTGGGTTAAAGCACTCAGAATGGGCGACGGCTGCATCGAAGCCCTTGTCGAATGGACGGAAACGGCGGCGAAATATCTTAAGAACAAAGAATACCGATACCTCTCCCCGGTCATTACCGTCCGCAAGTCGGATGGCAAGGCGACGGGCCTGCACTCGCTGGCTCTCACCAACACCCCGGCGATCGAGGGCATGACCCCGATCGTCAACTCTGATAACTACAACGAAGGAGGACAACACAACATGAACGAATTTTTGAAGAAGCTCGCCGAGCTGCTGGGTCTCGGAGAAGACGCCACCGAAGCGGACGTCGAGGCGGCGCTCAAGGCTTGCACGGAGGAAAACAAGAGCCTCAAGGATAAGGCAGCGCAGCCGCCCGAAGCGGACAAGATCGTCGCAAACAAGGCGGTCTGTGAGCTGCTGGGTCTCAAGGCGGGAGCTCCGGCTGACGATGTGAGTGCTAAGATCATGGAACTCAAGAGCGGAAACATTGACGGCGTCAATGTGCTCGACGAGCTCAAGGAGCTCAAGCGTAAGAACGCCGAGAGAGATGCCGCCGATGCCGTTGAGCTGGCGCTCAAGGGTGGCAAGATTACCCCGGCACAGAAGGGATGGGCGAAGGAGTACGCTCTGGACAACCCGGAGGGCTTCAAGTCCTTTGTGGAGAAAGCTCCGCAGATCGTTCCTCTGTCCGAAGTGGCGGGCGATAGTGTGGCGCTCAAGAGTGACAAAATCGACGATGCGACTTTGCTCGTATGCAAGCAGCTCGGCTTATCCGCCGAGGATGTCGAGAAGTACGGAAAGGAGTAAATGACAATGGCAGCATTGCAGAAAGAAAGAAACACCGTTGAAATTGCCAACGGTGCGAAGACCCTGTCCCTCCCGGTGAAGGGAGCGACGACTATCTATCAAGGCTCGCTTGTGGCGCTGGACGCCAACGGGTACGCTATCCCGGCAAAGAAAGCCGCAAATATTACGGCGGCGGGTCGTGCCGAGGAAACCGTTCAGAATACCGGAGCGGACGGTGAGCTGGTGATTCGTGTTTCCCGTGGCGTGTTCGTCTTTGACAACACGGCGGCGGCGGACAAGCTCAAGGCATCCCATGTGCTGACGCCCTGCTACATCGAAGATGACCACACCGTCACAGCTCTTGCGACGGGCTCTTCCGTCGCTGGCCTCGTTGTCCGTGTGGACGATACGGGCGTAGCGGTCGAGATCAATCCGGCTCTCAGTTATCCAACTGCGACCGCTTAATAAAACATAAGGAGGATTACAAACAATGATTATCAGTTCTCAAAATCTTCGGGCGATCTTCATCGGCTTTAACACCACATTCAACAAAGCCCTTGAAGAGCAGAAGCCCCTTTATGACAGAGTGGCGACGGTCGTGCCATCTACCACCGACGCCGAAACTTACGCATGGCTCGGCGATATTCCCGGTATGCGTGAATGGCTGGGCGAGCGTGAGATCAAGAACCTCTCCGGCAGCGACTACACCATCAAGAACAAGGACTTCGAGCTGACTGTGGGCGTTCCTCGCAACGCTATCGAAGACGACAAGATCGGGCTCTATACGCCGTCCGTGCAAATGCTGGGACAGTCCGCAGCGATGCACCCCGACGAGCTGATCTTCGGACTGCTCAAGAAGGGCTTTACGGAGAAATGCTTTGACGGCAAGCCTTTCTTCTCTGCTGACCACGAAATCAAAGAGGGGGAGAAGGTCTCCAACAAGGGCACGGCAAAGTTGACCCTCGACTCCTATATCGCCGCCCGTGCCGCTATGATGTCCCTCACCAACGCCGCTGATCGTGCGCTGGGTATCGTGCCGAACTTGCTCGTCGTGCCTCCCGCACTGGAAGGCGTGGCTCGCAGCATCACCACGGCGGACTTCATCAACGGCAGTACCAACACCATGAAGGGCACGGCTGAGGCGCTGGTCGTGCCGCAGCTTGCAGGCAAAGATGCGGCGTGGTATCTGCTCTGCACCACTCGCCCGATTCGCCCGCTGATCTACCAGCAGCGCCGCAAGGCAAAGTTTGTCGGCAAGACCGCAGAGAATGACGATAATGTCTTCTTCAACAAAGAATACATTTATGGTGTAGACTCCCGAGGGAACGCTGGTTTCGGCTTTTGGCAGATGGCATACGGCTCGGATGGCAGCGCCGACGCCTAAAGCTGGAACTAACTCTTAGAAGGGAGGGAATGACATGAACTATTGCACAAGGCAGGAAGTCCGAGAGATGCTCAAAGATGATGCTATGAACATTGTCATCGGCGACCAGTACATCGAAGACCCGGCAAAGCGTGAGGAGCTGATAGGCCCTATCATTGACGCAGCGGTCGAAGATGCCGAGGGAGAGATCGACGGCTACATCGCCAAGAGGTACAGCGTCCCTCTCGTTCCTGTCCCGAAGGTGATTAACAAATTCACGAAGGACATAGCGCTCTATAACTTGTACTCTCGTATCGGCATTGACGAGAACGGAGAGGAAAAAAACTACTTGAACCGCTACAACTCGGCGATCAAGTTCCTCGTTCTTGTCACCGAGGGGAAGGTATCTCTCGGAGTACCGATCGATGACCCGCAGACAGCAGCGTCTACCGGGTTTTCGGTAAAGTCAAACCCCCGCCTTTTCGGGCGGAATAGTTTGAGGGGGATGTGATATGTATAGCATCCGACTTGAGGGAGATACGCAAGTAGCTCTCCGAAAGATACGCAGCTTTGCGGAGCTGGACAAAAAGCGCATAAATGCCGCGATCAGCGAGGGAGTCAGAGAGTCCACCATTGAACGGTTCCACACCAGTAAGGGGCCGGATGGGAGACGTTGGGAGACTTCCATACGGGCGGCGACCGAGGGCGGGAAGACGCTCGTGCAAACTGCCCAGCTCCGTAACTCTATCCGATCCAAGTCGGATGCCTCCGGGTTCGCTGTAGGCACGAACGTCAAACACGCAGCGACGCACCAATTCGGCGACGAGCGCACAATCAGAGCCCGGAGAGCGAAGGCTCTACGCTTCCGAGTTGGGGGCAAATGGGTCAGCAAAAAGCAAGTTAGAGTCAGCATCCCCGCCCGTCCCTTCCTCGGCCTATCGGATGACGATCTGGAAGAGATCAAAGGAACGGTCGAAGACTTCGTATCAAGGGAGGTCTAACCTATGTTGTATGCAGAAGCAAAAAAATACCTCCTTGACAGGATCAAGGAGGCGGGGGTTAAGTCAAAGCCACACACGACCCGCAAGTCCCTTGAGCGAAGTCAAGATAGTCACGTTGGGGCGGTTCTGTTTGAGTCCGAGGACATTGCCCGAAACGGCTCGAAAACACGATACAGTGACCAAACAGGAGCGCAGAAAAAGAGGCGCAAGGTTTTTGACCGGAGGATCGCCTTCACTGTGATTATCGGAGACTACACCGAAGACGCCGTCGAGTCCATGTTCGAGAGGTTCCTCTCGGGCATCGGCTCCGGTATCACAGTAGACGGGAACTTCGTCCCGATCGAGGTCGAGGCGGCGGACTGGGTAGACAGCGATGACTCAATCCTAAAAGCAAAGGTTGCCGTACAAATCAAAATAAGGTTTGACGGTGGCGTTTATAGAGACACAGACTTCGCCAAGGTCTCCGAGCTGGTAGTGGAGTCGATAGATAAAAACTGAGAAAGGAGCCGAACAAATGGCAACTAAAAAGACCAACGCAGCCGAAGCGGAAGGCAAGGCTTCGACCATGGACACGCCTAAAACCCCGGAACTGCTTGAGATCAACGAGCTCAAGAAAAAGCACAATGTCGGGGCGGCGGTTTTTGCGGGCTTGTGTGCTGCGAACAACTGGAAACCCGGCAGACAGATCGCCGACAGCGACTTCAAGGGGGCGCTTAACGCCTTCCTCGCTGCTCCGGCAGATGGAAAGGGGGATAAAAGACAATGCTGAGAGATGTAGTTCACAACGTCAGTGACGGCTTGCTCGGCTTCGCAACGAAGACGGGAGACGGGCGCAGCGTCAAGATCGGCGTTTCCCCGGTAGTATCCGATGCGCCTATTGTCATTACCGGCGACATGGACGCAGCTAAAATTAAGAGTCGCCTCGGGCTCTCCCCTCTGGCTGATGCAGCTATGGACTCCGTACAGGGCGGCGCAGGGCGAACCTACTGTTTCCCGGTTGCCGCAACTACGGCGGGCAACATCGGGGAAGTGAAGAAGACAGGGGATGGCGGAGGCACTCTGACAACGGACGGGAGCCCGACAAACGCCTTTTCTATCATCGTGAAGATCACGGCACAGGGCGGGCTCAATACGGCGGCTTTTACCATCTCTATTGACGGAGGCAAGACCTTCGCAGAGGAGACCACTGTACCCCTCAACGGCTCGTATGAGATCGCAGGGACAGGCGTGAAGGTGAAGTTCACAGAGGCGACGGAGGAGTCGCAGAAGCCGAGTTCCTTCCTTGTCAATGATACCTATACCTTCGAGACAACCGCTCCCTCTATGACGGTCGGAGACATCTCGGCGGCGATCGACAAGCTCAAGACCTTCAACGAGGAGTATGAGTTCTGTCATATCGTGGGCTCGACCGGGCTCGCCGTTTGGCAGATGGTAAGCACCGTACAGGTAGAGCTTGCGAAGACCTACCACAAGCCGATGTTTTTTCTCCTTGAAGCAGCCTACCCAGACGCCGCAGTTGTCCGAGATTCCGGTATCGGCGAAAGCGAGCCGGGGGATCTCACCGACTGGGCGCTGCAAATGGAAGCAGACCGCAAGAAGATCAAGAACACGGACATCCAAGTTTGCGCAGCGTGGGGGCGTCTGGTAAAGCTGGACGGCACAACGCAGATCGTAAACCTTGCGGGACTCTGCTCCGGTATGTATGCAAAAGCAAGGGTACATGAGTCCATCGGCAAGACCAGAACGGAGGCGGGCTTCGGCGTTCCGAGAACGCAGCTCCTCGACTTGCTCCCCGAGGGGATGGACAATTCGATCATTGAGCTGCTCGATCTTGCGGGCTATCTGACGTTCCGAGAGTACGACGGCCTCGATGACTTCTACGTCTATCACACTAAAATGATGTGCCCGGACGGGAGCGATTACCGCTACGCTGAGGATGTGCGTGTTAAAAACAAAATCATCCGAGAGACCCGCAAAGAGGGGCTCTTGATTTTGAACGACGACATCGACCTCGAGGATGTGCAGGGCGAGCTTGAGACTCGTGCAAAGTTTATGTTCACTCCTCTCCAGCGTATGATCGACGAAAAAGAGATCAGCTCGGCGGTTATTACCGTGCCGGAGGGACAGGCGGCGACCATCATCGAAGACGAGACAATGAGAGTCAAGATCCGCTACCTCTCCCGTGGCTACATCCGGGAGGTCGAGGTGGATCTGGGGCGCAGCCGCCCGAACAATGAGTAGGAAGGAGGTAAAAAACTATGAGTTTGAAAGTAAACGGCAAGGCTTACGACTGGGGCGATGTTGACGTCAAGCTCCCTGGTCTCGTACTGGAAGTGCAAGAAATCAGCTACGACGACGAGCTTGAGCAAGAAGAAGTTTACGGAAAGGGCAACAAGCCCAGAGGCTACGGCACGGGCAACTATAAGGCGTCCGGCAAGATCAGCCTTCTCCGTGACGATTACGACCAGCTCCTCGCATGGTGCAAGGCGAAGGGCGTCCCGTTCTTCAAACTGGACATTCCTTCTATTGTGGTCTCCTATGCTAACGAAGGAGACCGCACACGCATCGACGAACTCAAGAAGGTCAAGTTCTCTAAGCGCAGCACAAAGGCGGCGCAGGGAGACAAGAAGCTGACAGTGGATCTTGACCTCGCCATTTATGGCGGCGTCATCAACGACGGGCTTGAGCCTGTATAAAAGCGTTATCTCAAAATAATTGATAGGAGGATTTTGACATGGAAGATGTTAAGAAAACGAACGGGGCGATCGGTGACACCTACGGCAACGGCGGAACGGTTGAAGCTGTGTTCTCTACTGAGGCTCAGAAAAAGAAACGGGCCGAAGAACTCAAGGCAAAGTATGGGATGGTTTACAGCGTGGCTATGAGCGTCCCCGTGGACGACACGCAGGAGATCGAGCTCTCCTATTACTTCAAGCGCCCGAGCGTTCCCAGTTATGACCGTTACATCAAGGACGCCGCAAAGAGTGGCATCACGAAGGCGAGCAAAGTGTTTATGCTGGACTGCGTTGTCGAGGAAGACCGTGAGCGTCTGATCGTTGACATGGAAGAGAACCCCGGCGTCGCTATCACGATCGGCAACAAGCTCACCGAGATCATGGGCCTTACCGGAACGGCAAATTTGAAGAAGCTCTAAAAGAGCGTGTCGTGGGGATGCGTGAAAGTTTTGTAGAAGCTGGCCTTCTCGAAATATACCGATACGTCCCCCCGCCTCTTTTAGAGCGGTTCGACCCCGAGGCTATTGATCTTGACGAGTTCCTTGATTATCTGGCGAAGGCGAGATATATACAGGAACTTGAGCAGGGCATTGTCGCCCGGGCGGTTTCGGAGGTTTTCTCTGAATAGCCCGGGCGCTATTTATAGACACGGCTCTCCTCCAAAAAAGGAGGTGAACAAGTTGAGTTTAGAGTCAGTATTCAAACTGTCTCTTGTTATGAACATGATCGACAATATTACCGGGCCCATGTCGGGTATCTCGTCCAATGTGTCGGGCAGTATGTCGAAGCTCCAAAGTGCAAATCAAGCCTTTGGTAGCATGGTCAAAACGGGGGCGGTTATGCAGGAAATGGGCTCCCAGATCACGGGGGCCGTGCTCGCCCCGGTGGAGGCTACCTTTGAGACGAGGCGGGCGATTGGCGAGCTGGCCTCTCTGGGCGTCAAAGACCTCGGAGCGGTCGAGGAGGCCGCAAAGAGTTTCTCTGACCAATGGGCTGGGACAACAAAAGCGGACTTTATTTCCGCAGCCTACGACATCAAGAGCGGCATCGCCTCCCTCTCCGATGAGGGAGTCGCAGAGTTCACAAGCCTTGCGGCGCTCACAGCAAAAGCCACAAAGTCCACGGCAGCGGAGATGACATCTCTCTTTGCTACGGGCTACGGCATTTACAAGGACTACTACAGCGATCTCTCGGATATGGAGTTTGGGGCGATGTTCTCGGCAGGAATATCTGAAAGCGTTCGAGCCTTTAAGACTTCCGGTTCTGGCATGGCTCAGAGCATCCAAACCCTCGGCGCATCGGCGACAACGGCGAACGTACCACTCGAGGAGCAGCTCTCAATACTGGGTATGCTGCAAGCGACGATGGGCGGAGCCGAGGCGGGCACGAAGTACAAAGCCTTCCTCCGTTCAGCCGTAAGAGGCGGCGAGGAGCTGGGACTCACCTTCACCGATGCAAACAATCAACTCCTAAGTATGCCCGAGATATTGAGCATATTAAAGGGTAAGTTTGGCGAGACGATGGACGCCGCTGAAAAGATGGAGCTCCAAAAGGCGTTCGGAGATACGGAGGCGGTCGCTCTGATCGACCTCATGTATAACAAGGTCGGAGATCTACAGGACAACATCGTCGGGATGTACGACGCCCTCGGCTCTGGCTCTGGCGTCGCTCATAAAATGGCGTCAGCTATCAATGAAACGGAGCCCGAGAAGTACCAGAGAATACAACAGCAAATACACAACATCAAGGAAAGTATCGGCAACTCACTCCTACCGACAGTCAATGAACTTATGGGGAAAGGGAGCGAGGTTCTGGCAAAGGTTGGCTCGTGGATTGAGAAAAATCAAGAACTTGTTCGGATCATCATGCTTGTCGTGCTTGCCGTGGGTGGATTCCTCGCTATAGCTGGTACGGTGATCGCCGTTGTCGGCGGCGTGGGACTGATTATCACAAAGACGATAGCGGGCTTCAAAATGCTCAAGGCTGGTTTTCTTTTAGCGAAAGGGGCGTTGACGCCGCTCATAGGCTCGGTGTGGAGCTTCACGGCGGCGCTGCTTGCGAACCCCGTGACATGGATTGTTATAGGCATTGTGGCGCTCATTGCGGCGATCGTGCTGCTCTACAATAAGTGCGAGTGGTTTAGAAATGCCGTTGACGCCATATTCTCCTTCTTCAAAGAGGGACTCGGCACTATATTAGGGGCGGTTCAAGCGGTTTTTAACGGCATCGGAAACGTCGTCTCAAGCATCATGGGGGCGGCAAAGGCCACCGTTGACGAGAAATTGAGCAACATGAAAACCGCCTACGAGGAACACGGCGGCGGCATCCGAGGCGTAGCAGCGGCGGCGCTGGAAGGCGTGAAGGGCATCTATACGGCGGGCTTCACGTTCATTGATAATCTGACCGGAGGCAAGCTCACAGCGGTCAAAGAGAAGTTCTTGAGCATTATGACCAGCATAGGGCAGGGCGTGGCTCAGAAGTTCACGGCGGTACAAACAGCTTTTTCAAACGGTATTGAGACAATCAAGTTAAAGGTGTCGGGGGCTGTATCGTGGTTCTTTACCTCTGGTCAAAGGGTTGTGACGACTTTTGCAAACGGTATAAAATCGGCGTTCGGTAATGCGGTTGATGCAGTCAAGGGAGGCTTACAGAAGATCCGCAATATGCTCCCCTTCTCGGACGCCAAGACGGGGCCTCTCTCTACGCTGACCTTGTCGGGACAGCGCACAATGACCACCTACGCCCACGGCCTCACATTATCACAGGACGCCCCGGCGAAAGCGGTTAAAGCGGGGCTTG